CAGTTGTAGCGCCTACAGTACCATTAATATTAATGCTTGCAGTACCTGTAAGGTTAGTTACTGTTCCGCTAGACGGAGTACCTAAAGCACCACCATTGACTACAAATGCACCAGCACTACCAGTATTAACTCCTAAAGCAGTAACAACGCCTGTACCTGTTGTAGTTGTAGATGGGGCTACACCAGCACCACCACCAATAACTAAAGCACTAGCAGCAAGGGCCGCAGAAGTAGCCCAAGTAGTTGCGCTTGAAAAATAAGGTATGCCACCTGAAGTACCAGCTACAGTTAAAGCTAAAGTGCCTGAAGTTGTAATAGGTGAACCAGCTACAGAAATTAAACCACCTGTAAATGATTGGGCCACGCTTGTTACTGAGCCACTTCCTTTACTGTTAAAGGTAGTCCAATCGGTGCTTGTTAAGTATCCATTTACGCTTGTTGTGGCAGCTGGCATTGAAATAGCGGGGGTATTACCACCTGAAGAAACGACAGGGCTTGTGCCAGTTACGCTTGTTACAGTTCCTACATTAATTGAGCCACCAAGACTTGTACTTGTACCGTTAATAGTAATAGCAGAGTTTACAAGAGCAGAATTAGGAATAGAAGTAAGGCTTGCACCAGAACCGCTAAATGTCGTAGCAGTAATAGTTGTGCCTGTAATGGCTAAAGGTGTTGTGCCACCAATAACCATGTTATTCATTGTTCCAGCACTTGTAGGGTTCATTTCAATAGAACCTGTGCCAGTAGGATTTATATGCACATGACCTGTACCAGTAGGACTAATGTCAATTTGTGCGTTTGAGCCGTTTAAATTAGCAGAAACATCAATGGTCACATTATTACCACCACCTGCACCCCATTGAATTTGGCTTGTTCCACCAGAGTTTTGCAATGCACCACCAGCAGAACTTGTAGCCTTTACTATTGGTGTGCTTACAGAAGTAGAAGCTGAAAGCGTTGTAAACCCTGTGGCTGCACCTGTGTCACCGATTGTGACTACAGAGTTTTGTAGCAATTTACCTGTAGTGGTGTCAAAACGAGCAATAGCATTGTCTGTAGAACTTGCTGGGCCAACTACATCACCGCCTAAAGATGGAGAAGAGTTAGTAATTACGCCAGTAGTTGAGTTGTAGCTAATACCAGTACCAGCACTCACGGAAGCTCTAGCTCTAGCATCTGTGTAATAAAGGTTTGTACCTTCGGAAATGTTTGTAGTGGTTAAAACTACAGTACCAGTTAGTCCGTTTACGCTTGTTACTGCGTCTGTATTGTCTACCTTTTGCCATACTGTACCGTTAAATATAGCCCAGTCACCAATTTGCCAGTCAGTAATACCGTTTAAGTTTGTGCTGCCAGCTACATCAACAACATAGTAATAACCCTTAGTGCCTACTGAACTTACTAGGGTTGGGGTGTTTGTACTAGCGTTCCATGTACCTTGGTAATTTAAATCACCTTGCATAGGTATTTGGGAAGTTGGCACTTTGCCAGCAGCATCAAGGGTAGCAACGCCTAATGGCTGTGCTTTTTCTGTTGTAGGTATATACCCTGCTACGGTTGTTCCAGTAATTGAACCACCAGTAATTGCCACATTATTAGCGTTCTGCGTGGACATTGTTCCAAGACCAGTAATGTCGGTACTTGGTACAGTTGCGCTGGCAGTCATCGCTGCCGTGCCATTGCCCTTTACATAACCAGTTAAAGTCGCTGCGCCAGTACCTCCATTGGCTACAGGGACAGTTCCTGTTAATACATGGTCATCATTCCAATCACTAGGGCGTACTACCGATGTGTCTGTACCGTCAGGTATTGTTGAAACCTTCGTATGCTTTACGGTGATAGCCATTATTGAACTCCAATGATTTTGCCGTCAGCACCTCTAACAACAGTTTTAGGTCTGTTATGTTGAGCATTAATTGTGTCTACTAAAGCGCTAATTGCTTGCGCCATTTGCATATTTCCGCTACCAATAGCGTCAGCAATAGGTTGCATTGGTGACTCCATAGACTTAGCCATGTCTTGTTCGGTCATATAAGCCATTGTGCCATCAGACTCGTCTGACCCTATGCGGGCTACTTCAATTTTTGCGCCATTGTTAATATGAGCCAACAAGACTTGAGTATTGCGCTCAGTCATCATCTTCATTTGAGCGACTTTCATTTCCATCTCTCTGTCCATGCGGTTACGCTGTTCTTCAAGTTGGAATTTAAGTTGGTTTTCTTGAGCCTGGTACTCTTGTTTAGCCTTTTCAAGCTGCATTTGACCTTGTAACTTAGCCTGTTCAACCTGTGCTTGCATTTGAATTTGCTGCATTTTGGACTGGTTGTCCATTTGTGCTTTTTGCACTTCTGGCGGTAATGGTTTAGGCTGACCTTGTGCTTGCTGTGCTTGCATACGCAGCTTGTCGGCTGTTTCGTCAATAATGCCCTCTAATTGCTTGCCTGCTTTAAACGCTGTTACACCAAATTTAAGCATTTCAAGTGCCATAGGTGCTAACTCAGGGTTACCTTGCACCATTGGGACTGCTTGCGCCATAAATCCACCGACTGCTTGCAAAAATGCCATTCTGTCTTGCTTTTCTTGCTGCTCATCTTGGTAAATCATTGAGTCAGAGGTGACTTCTATGCGGAAATTCTTACTTGCTTCATTCCTTAATAGCTCTAAAGCCTGTGGAATAAGCTGTTTGTCTTGGTCAGACAGTTGCATTGCGCCAGAAATCTTAATAAGCGTGTCATCAGTAAAATGATTGCAAATAATTTGCGCTTTAATAGACAACAAGCTAGTAGCAAAGTCTACGACTGCGTGTTGCATGGTCTTTAAACGACCAGCAGCGTTGTTTGACTTAATAATCTGTGCGCCAAGGGTTTCATTAGGGTCTGTTTGACCACGCTGAATGTCAGCAATGCCCATTAATTCGTATATTTGACCCTTAACTTGCTCCATTGCTTGATAACAAGTCATTAATGCACTTGCAAATGGGGCTAAATCTACTAAGTCAATCGCACCCTTCATACCTTGTTTCTCGGCAAATGCCATCCAGTTGTGTACTGGAATCATTGTGTTGTTTTCGCCTTCAGAAAATAAGCGTTGTAGCTCACTTGCTGAAGCGTCATAGACACCACGCACTTTAATGGCGTTAATTAAGCCATCAATTCTGTCGCATAAGGCGTCTAATTCTCTAGCCTGGTCTTGGTAGATGACGAAATCAGGTATTGGCTCAAGGCTGTCGGTAGTAAGAGTCGAATACAAAGGTTTTGGACAAGGCCAAAAGTTTTCCAAACCAAGTGGGTCATCACGCTCATCTAATATCTTTCCTAAAGATTTGCTAATCCATAATACTTTGCCAGTTTCTTTGTCCCAAATCTCGTATATCAGCGCCTCATATACTCCGTCATCAGATTTGTACGATTGTTTAAGGTCGTCAGGTTTGGTGTCCAATGGGATTTTGTAGCCCATTTCTTCGCCAAAACGCTCAACCAATGCAGGGCGGTTCATATAAACTCTGCGCCATACTGCGGTTACTTCTTCCCAAGTGCGAGCAATGGTATGACCAAAATCCCGCCAATGCACATAATCTACAGGGCAGCACTCATATTCAATGCGCTCTTGGTCTTCATTCTCCATACCTTCAGGAGTTTCAGACTCATCGCTATCTTCGGTTACTTGGTAACCATCATCAGGCGCTCCGTCAGCTTCATCTTCCATTTCGCCAACAATATGAGGCTCATAACGAACCCAGCTAACGCCACGACCACCTAATAAGCGGTCAAGGACTGAGTTATTCATAGCTGATTTGTAGTCGCCATAATGCTCAATTTCAAACTCTAATGCTCTTTCAAGCATCATTGAGGCGACACGGCCTATAGGGTCATTGTCCCTAAATCTACGGCTAACATCAGGTCTAGGAAGTCTTGCAAAGATAGCTGGTTGAATAGTCTGTACATTGCTCCACAGAATGTTAAATCGAGCATTAGGGTTTCTGTCGTAGCGGCTATCATCTTTGTATTTCTTTACTATGCGGTCTACTCTGGCTTCCCAACGCTTATATGAGCGCTCATAGCCCATAATAGTTTTGTACCAATCTTCGTAGCTGTGGTCTACAGTACCCTTGTCATTCGCCATTAATATCTCCTATTCACTACATTCTTTGTGTCTTTCCACAAATCATTGAGTGATACCTCGGTTTTACCTACAAACAGCCCTTTAATGGAGTCATCCTTATGGGGCAACTTCGCTTCTTCTTTCCAGGCAATACTTAACATCCTAAAGGCATCAGCACCATGAGAAGTCCAATCATGTCTAGGTTTATCCCTAAAGACCTTCTTGTCCTCATCGTACTCACGCTGGTACTGCCGCAAACATTCAATGCCGTCTTCACATCTATGGTCAAACCAAGCTCTAGTTAATGCTAGTCGTGTTGCTTGTATTCCATCTTGAAGTGACAAACTTGGCACAATTCTTAAAGATTTTAACGCAATTTTGTCTGAAAGTTGCTCAATTATGCTCTTATTTGACGCAAGTGTCTTTGCTCTTGCATCGTGAGGTAAGTAGTGTGTGCCATACACATAGCCTCTTTCTTTTTCTCTAGACTGAATAATTCCCGCATAGAAAGCGACTGGTTGTCCATTACTGGAATGGTAGTCAAGCATACGAATTTCGCCATGCACCACTTGAAACCACCAAATAGCGGTGTCATCGCTATAACCCAAGTCCCATGCTGTATGCACAGGGAACATAGGGTCATACTCAATTTCTCTTATGCGGCCTTGGTCAGTAAGCTGACGCATTTCCTTGCCGTAGTACGCTCCAATAATGGCAGACTCAAAGTCACACTCCCACTCAGCTAGGTACTGGTCTTGGGTTTGCATCTTCTTAGCATCGTCTAGCTCTTCTTGGGGAATTAAGCCAGTCTGACTAGCCCTTAGTGTCTTTACATACCAAGAGTCGTCTTTGGTAGCGTTGTTGTATATTTCCCAGAATTGGTTATGTCCCTTTGGAGTCCCAATAAAGGTGGCCCAACCCCTTCTGTCTGACAATAACGGCCTCAAGACAGCACCCCATAAGGAAGGTTTCATGTCGGCAAACTCGTCTAGCACTACGCCATCAAGGTACAGACCACGCAAACTGTCAGCATTATCAGCACCAAACAAACGAATCCTTGCCCCATTTATTAATTCCACCCATAGTTCTGAAACATTGTGGTTAGCCCTTACAGGCTCTGAGAAACGCATCAAGTAGTCAAAAGCAATAGACTTAGCCTGGGCGTAGTACGGTGCAAGGTAGGCATATCTGCCATCTTCCTTGCCATCAATTAAAGCCTTGTATATAAGGTCATTAATGCAAGCCACAGTCTTGCCGCAGCGTCTATGTGCGACTATAACTGCCCAGCGTTGCTCTCTGTTGTGAAAATCTTCAAATACATCTCTTGGACAATAGTCCAGTTCAACCTTTAGTTCTTCTTCCAAGACACCACCATGCGTTGAGGTGCTTTAGCATCGCCTACTACTTCAGTCCTTGCAAGTTTAGGCACATGGTATTCCATGACAGTCTGAAGCATACCAAAAGCCTTTTCAGGGTTTGGCGCAACTATGTATTTACCTTCTTCGTTTTGTATGCCATCAGCCACGCTTTGTAGCCACTCTTGCATTTTGTGGGTGTTACCATCTACAAACTTGGCAATAGCCTCACGAGCCATCGTAGTGCTTTTATTAGGCACTCCTGGCTTCCTACCCACATTTAAATTAGGGTGTTCGCTATTTTTCGCTACTTTTTTATCCATATAATCTCAAGTAATTGATTTATAAGGGTTTAATTCTACTACAGTTTATTGTACAAAGTCAGGGTCGTGGTTCTTGTTCATTGCATCCATTAAAGCCTGTTTACGCTTCATTCTTTGGTTAGCTTTCTTATTCAAAATGCCATTGTCATCAAGCTCTAATGGTGGATTTTTGTTTTGGCGCATTTTTTCTTGCCTCTCTAGCGTAGACTCTTTATGTGGTCTAAGCATGGCATCTTCTGGCTTATAGTATCGGCTCATGTGTTTCATTACATATCCTTCATTTTGTCAGTAATGACTTCTTTTCTTGTTTTGGCGGCTTCTTTAAAGTCTGAAGCACTTGGCGCACCTTTGCTGCCAGCTTTACGCATCTTTTCGCCAGAGCCTTTAGCTATACGCTCACGCTTGGCATGAATATTGGCATACAAACCAGGTTTCATTTAGCGCCCTTCATAGCTTTAAATAGCATTTCTCTGCGGGTCATCTTTTTCTTAACATTGTAAGGGTGTAAGACTTGTGGCTCTTTACCGCTTTTAGCTTTAGCGTTGCTGTCTTTGCGCTCGTAGTCCATCATATATCCTTAAAATGTTGTTCTATTTTATTACATATTTCTTTAAGTTTCTGCGGAAAATCTTTACGCATCTGCAATATACGAGGTTTAAGGGTTTTAATGCTTTCTTTGGCTTGTGCTACTTCTTCAGGGTCTAAGCTGTAAACCCAATGCTTGCCTAATTCATTGTCCTGTACCCAAGGAAAGTGTTTAGTAAGAAAATAGGGCATTGCACCGCACAATGCAGCGTCTAAATTGGTGGCGCTCATCTCATCATAACTAAAGAATATATTACTTAATTGCAATATTTTGGCTAATTCTTGTTTTTCTTTAGGCCATCCTCTTGTAATTTCTACACAATTCATAAGTGGATTGCATTCTTGTCTTAAATGCCCTTTACCCACATAAAAACTATTAAACTTTTTTGGGGTGTCTATTGGCTGGAAATTGTCTAAATCGCATATTGGGTAAAACAAACTGTCGCAATTATCAGCGTAAACCCTTGAAAAGGCTAACTTAAAATCTGTTGGTTGCCAATCAATTATGCCTTTACCAAAGAAGTTTTCAGGGGCTAATAAATATCTAACTACTTTTTTGGCTTGCAAAGGGTTATCTATAATCCCTTCTGGGTATATAACAATCGCTTCAGGGTCATGCCCTAAAGGGGTATTCCAATCAAGTTTTATTCTGTATGGCGGTTCATACAAATAAATAGTAGCTGTGTGCCCTATTTCATTTAATGCGTGGCATAAATAATGAATATACCAATGCCCACCACTTTTATCAGTATAGGCTGGTACATATACTGTAAATTTCAGGCGTTTGCCTTTATGTATTTAGCGTATTGCTCTTCTAATTTGGCTTTGCGGCCACCTTTGGCATGAGTACGCTCTTCTGACAATGCAATAGCTACTGCCTGTTTTTTAGGTTTTCCAGCTTTCATTTCGGTTTTAATGTTCTTACCTACGCTTTGGGCACTACCTGATTTATCGAGTGGCATATTGAGTCCTATTTCAAAAAGCGTAGTTTGTAGGTGGTTGAGTCTATTAAATCAGCAATGGCATCTACCAAATTGCATAATTGTTCTTCTTGCGGCAAATCTTGGCGAGCCTCTTTTACAAACTTTTGCAGGCTTTGCAAGTATTTAACAGGGTCTTTTGGCTGGTGGTAAACACTAGGAAAAGTCGTAATCTTGTCATAGCAACCCATATAGGCTTCTACATAGGCATCTGTAAGCTCTACAATACCGTCATAATATTCGCCCAAAGCTATGTGTTTGGAGTAAGAGTCAGTAGACCAATGAAAAAAGTGCGTATTTGTCGCTGAGTGCAACAAAGTGGCGGCAAACATCGCTACATTATCATTCATAGTCAAATCTCCATTTCATACAATTTTAGCACTTCTATAGCTTCTTGCACGGAATTTACCCTGTGTAATGGGCCACCCCTCCAATTAGCAAATAGGGTTATTTGTTGGGGAGTTAGCTTTTTATCTTCTCCATCCTTGACTTCGATTAAAATAGTTTGTTCTTCGTAGCACACCATAAGGTCAGGGATTCCTCCGCCAACCATATGTAAAAGGAAAACATCAGCGCCATAATCTCGTAGCGCTTTTACAACATCCTTTTGATTTTTATCAACTTTTTTAATATAAGACATAATAATATGTTAGTGTTTAGCAACTTATAGTATAAGGGGAATCTAATGGCTGGTTATCATTTAACGGATGAAGAGTGGATTGAGTCTT